AATCACATACAAGAAAGATATTTTAAATTCAAGTGGTGATACTAACAACCAAGGCACAACAGTTATTGCAACAAATAACAATCAGCAAAACAATACTAGTACAAATAGTGCAGTAGTACAAAGAGTACCGTTACATACAAGTGTTGATAGAGATTATGAGTTTGCCGCTTACAGCCACCCGGCGTATGGTGGTTAATATTTACCTAATTCTTTTTCAGTAATAATCTTAAACTTCATATTATTATTTTCACAGTATTCCATGGCTGCTGACCATTTGGCCTGATTTTTGATATACTCCATATTCTCACGCATGTAAGATTTAGTTTTTCGTTTTGGTGTTTTAGGACGAACTGATTGGCGACTAGGTTTTATTTCAATCATAAACTTCTCATCTTTTACTGTTTTAATAATAAAATCAGGAAAGTACCTATGCCATTTGTTGTCTAGTGGAGAGAAGTATCGAACTGGTAATTCTTCAGATGCCCAATATTTGATATCTTCATTTCTATCACAATATGCCATAAACCTACGCTCTAATAGTGAACGATACACTATTCTATTGTGGTCACCGACATATTTCTTGGGGTTGTTAGGTTTGTATAAACCTTTATAACTCTTTCTCATTTAGTCACCTATAATCTATATAAATATTACCATAATACAAGGATATTTATAACTCATGTTAAAGAAACTATCATCACATCTAAGTGGATTAGCTACACCATTTTTGAATGATATTACTAGTGCAGTAACCGGACTAACAGCTGGCAACGCTATATCAGGTGAACAAGGTAAAGTGGCTGCTCAGTTGCTTAAGAAATCTCCTTTTGAGAAGATGGATAGTCCTATGGAAGCATTGAAGAGGGATCCTTTAGCTTTCTCACAAGTACAATATCCACTAGACCTTACAAACAACGAACAAGGTCACTACATATTATTTTACACACTGGCAAATAGATTTGGTAATCCAGGCCAAGAATTAGAATTTTCATCTAAAATGGGATTAGGCAAAGTAAAAACTTCAGGTAATAGAGGTCCTCATAGTGATGGTACTAAGACAATAGGTGATTTAAGAAAACAAACTGGTGGTGTGGCCGCTGTAAAACAAGACAACTCAATTTATTCAGAAGTGCCTTCACATACACAAGTTACAAGTGCTATCGCATTGTATATGCCACCAGGTGTTACAGTATCATATAAAAATGATTACGAGGCTAAAGCAACAGAACTTTCAGGTGATATGGTCAACATGGTTGGTAATGTCAAATCAGCAACCAACACATCACAGGCCTTAGATGCAATTAAAGCTGGTGTTGTATCAGGTGCAGGTCAATACGGTAAGAATATCGTAGGTGAGGCACTAGAAATGGTTGGTATGGGAAATGCAGTAGAGGTAGTAAGTAAAGCACTTGGTGTTGCAGTTAATCCAAGAGAAGAACAATTTTATACAGGACCACAATTCAGAAGTTTCTCATATGCATTTGATTTTTGGCCTAGAAGTCAACAAGAACTAGACGCAGCCTATAATATCATATCATTGTTTAAATATCATAGTGCGCCAGCAATGGAATCGGTATCTAAAGGCAGAATGTTTTATGTGCCTAGTGAGTTTGAAATTCACTATATGCATATAGATAGAGATAATGCAGATGGCGAGGCAAAAAATAATACTTACATGAATAAAATATCAAAATGTGTATGTACAAGTGTAGATGTAAATTATGGACCAGAGGGTGAGTTTAAAGCATTCAGTAAAACCGGTGCACCTATTCATTACAAACTAACACTAGGGTTTACAGAAACAGAATTTATCACTAAGAACAACATTTACAATAAGGGAATGTAATGGCAAAATACTTTCAACAATTTCCTAAACTAGAGTATGATATCAATGGTGATGGTAATGTTAAACTTGCTACTGATATATTCAGAAGAATTAAGGTCAGAAGTAAAGTAAAAGATAACCTTGCCTTGTTAGACAAATACGATGTAGAAACTGGTGAGAAACCAGAAGATGTCGCATTTAAAGTTTATGGCAGTACAGATTATTGGTATGTTGTATGCCTAATGAATAATGTTGTGAACAGAAACCATGACTGGCCAAAATCATTTCAAGCATTCGAAGAGTATGTTAACGACAAGTACGCAGAACCAGGTGGTATACACCACTATGAGAAATCACAATCAAGTGGTAAGACTACATCAAATGGTCCTGGCGACACAAATTATCTTTTAGAGGTAAACAGTGATGATGTTGATGCTCAGTCAGTATCGAACTACGAATACGAACAACGATTAGAAGATGAAAAAAGACAAATTCAAGTTTTATCTCCAGCATATTTAAGTATATTTGAAGATGAGATGAAGAAACTATTGAGAACATAATGACATGTCAGAAAACAACAGAATAAAACAAGCAGGTGAATACACCCTTGACAAAGTAGAACTTATATCTTACAGACGACACCAAGGCGAACAAACGCCACATAAGGTTAATATTAAACCTATTACATTGAATGTTGAACTGACCGAAGATATCTACTCAAATACCATGGTTGGCGCAATCACCGTGTATGATATGCAAGACATACGCACAGTGTTGCCAATTACAGGTATGGAGAAATTAAATCTAGTGTTCAGTACGCCAGGTATGGAAGGCGTAAACACAACAGAAGAAGATGGTTACCCATTTCAAATCTATAAGATAGATGAAGTAAGACAAGATACAGGTAATGCTACAGGTAGAGGTCAATTCTATAAGATATTCTTTTGTTCAAGTGAGATGTATTTTTCATCAATCAACAGAATATCCAAGGCATACTCAGGACCAATAGAAGACGCAGTAGAAGATATATTCAGAGGCAAGACTAAACTAAACAGTAAGAAACAGTTTTATTTTGAACCAACATCTACTAATGCAAAGTATGTAATACCTAATTTGCGACCATTGAACGCAATCAATTTCTTAAGCAGTTATGCTAAGAGTGCCAACTACAAGAACGCAGGTTATTTGTTCTTTGAAACGCCAGACGGTTATCATTTTCGTAGTGTAGAGAGTTTACTAGGTATGGGTGGTGCAAAGGCCAGACCTGCCAAGTTTTCATTTCAATCAGGTATTTCAAATGTACGAGAAGGCGAAGTCAGAGATGTAATGATAGACATGAGTAATGTTATCAGTTACGACTTCTTGCGACCAGCTGACGCATTAAGACAGATACGAACAGGAGTTTACGCAAACACACTGATTGAACACGATGCGTTTAATAAAACCTTTACAAAGACTGAATATGACTATCTTGCCGACTTTGGTAAATACTTTCACACAGAACACGACAACGGTGATAAGGCCGCCGATAAGGGAATGATACCATTTACCAAGTTTGAAGACACAAACAAAGATATTTCGCAGAATTACATGGCCAAATTGATGACCAAGACTAAGGCAACTAAACTACATAATGACTATGAATTGCCATCACATGCAGATACGACACAGATACGCATACCACAATATGAGGCTATGAAGAGTACAAATCTAAAGTTACAAGTGTTCGGAAACAGCCTCCTAAAGGCAGGGGACATCATTACCTTTGATATACCACTAATGAGACCACTTGGCAACACAAAAGATAAGAGGCAAGAGAGTAGTCCATATTTCAGTGGTAGATATATGATTACCGCCATAAAACACATAATTAACATGAAAGCACAAAGATACGAGATGGTATTGAATTGCATGAAAGACGCAGTAAGAACATCATATCCTGCTGAATTAGACCAGAATATAATCAATACACCAGACAGAGGAGTAACATCAATATATCAGGCCGATAAAGATATACTCAGTGGTGATATATTAGAGGGAGTAAACTAAGAGATGATAAGAGATTTCCGAGAATTTTCCAACAATGCACAATGGCCAGAAGAATGGCCTATACAATGGCCGTCACAACCATTACCGAGAGATAAGGGTAAAGAGAGATGATTACCGAGTGGTTAGCCGTTGTATTCTTAGTAGCATCTCCT